ACGCCAGCCGGCCGCATAACCCTCCTTGTAGATGTAGGAATCATCGCCATGATACCACGGAGGAACATCAATGTCGTCGTAATCCAGCGTCGGCCCCTCCGGCTCGGGCTGGGAGAGGTAGGCGCGGGCGCGATCAGCGGCGATGATGGCACGGGCGAAGGCGATCAGTTGCTGTGGCTGATAAGAATCCCAGAAAGTATCAAGGGGCATTCCTTTTGTCACATCCTCTGTCCCGTCAATATCAAATTGATCGGAAATTTTTAGGATCTCCTCGTTCGTGAGCTCCTCCAGCTCTGGCGGTGGGGTGATTGAACAATCTTCGTCGGTCATGGTTTCCGGGGAATTGTGGACAGGGCAGGGTGTTGACGCACACCTACCCACCCATACTACAACAAAGCCAAGGGTCGTGACCAGTGAACTACCGACCCATGGCCTTTAATAGTGATTTTCTTATTAAAGATAAGCTGGGTTAAAGTGCCGACGCCCATTGTTTGGCACCCTACGGCGACGTCGTTCTTTTCTAACCATGGAAGCAGCTGCGATTATAGGTCTCGCCCTGTTTATCGTCTCCGAGATCCTGCCGTACACCCCCCTTAAGGGTGACGGCATTGTTCAGCAGATCCTGAGCACTGCTCGTGAGATCTTCCCCCACGAGAGCCACACCGAGACCAAGTGACCAAGCTCCGTGGCATCGACCAAGTGACCAAGCTCCGTGGCATCACGGTAACCAAAAGACTACAGGCGCTGGTAGTGGACATCATCCGGCGCTTGTGGCGTCTTGGTAAGTATCGCGACAACAAGTGGCTGAGAATGATCCACGACACCTGGGTCGGCCACTGGATTGACGTAAAAGCAGCTGTAACAATGCACTCTGTTGACAGGCAAGTAAAAGCCTTGGCACCAGAGCCTGAGGTGATCAAGCCGGTATACTGGGGAGAAGAAGAAGGCGAAACGCCACTAGGAGGCCCCATTGGATTCACCTACAAATTTGACGATGCACCAAGCAGTGCAGATCCTCTACAAGGGCCAGAATAACGTCAAGCTCATGGCTAATACTATGGGTGTTAGTCTGGAAGTGATGCAAAGCGAGTTGAACAAGTATGTCGCCGCCACACCAGTCGACCCTGACATCTGGAGAGGAGACGTCGACCCAGCCTGGCCGTACATCACATAGGTATCAAACAGACTGGAAGGACACGACAAGGCATTTCGCTAACGCCTGCTTCATCGGGTCTTACATTTGTCTAAGCAATGGAGCCCCCGTCCTGGGCTCTTGTTTCACCTTGCTGGGCGAATTACTTCTTGCTCCGTCGGCCCTTAAGTAAAGAAGCTGGTCGACGCTTTTTGTTGGAGGCATTTTTCTTTGCCTTGCTCTTGGTACGCTTACCAGAGAACTTCTGGGCTGAGACTAGGGGCAATGCCATTAGTCTTTCTCGAGAGGGTGGTAGAGCCAGTCAGGGATCCAGTCGATGTGGGAATCCAGCCAGCGAAGGATGTTCTGGATGATGCGGACCACTACAGGCTTGACGATTGCCTCCATGATGGCAAAACCAACAATGACGTCAATGACTATAAGCCGGTGAAAATTCATTTCGTGGGAAGCGGTGTCATCAGTGCTAGCAGAAGCGTGACATAGGTTTCCGCCGCTCTTTGAAACTCCGTAGGTTTGTCGGAACGAAACCCGAGAAAAGCCAGATGAGAGGACATAAGGACGCCAAGCAAGGCGAGTGCCCAGGTCTGCTTGTTTGTTGTCATGACTTCTTCTTCTTGCTTCGGGGCTTGTAAGAACGGGACTTAGCCTTGGTGGTACCCTTGCCATTAGCCAGGCGGGCATTTTTGCCGTGGCCGTTGCGGGCGCGGTTCTTGCTTGGGGCTTCCAGTTTATATCCTCCGCCCTTGACGTGAGACACATCGCTTCCGCCCTTGCCCATGATACCCCGAGCACGACGCTCTTTGGCTAACTCGGCACGATACTTTTTGCGAGCCGGCTTGGCATTACGCTTTTTATCATAAGCCAGCTTCTTCTTGTAAGCTTCAGGGTTGGACTTGTAAAAGTCAGCCGTTTTGCGTTTCTTGGCAGCCATCAGTCGTCAATCCTCCGACGTTGAGCATTGTCACGAAGCCGATTGATCTCAGCCTTCAGCTGCTTGCTTTCGCCAGCCTGCTCAGTGACGTGATAATCGACGCGCTCGGTTAAGTACTGCACGCCGTTTTTCATCTCACCCAAGGTCTCGAAAAGCCTGTCCATATAAGCCTGAAACTCTTGCTTGGTCAGATAGTTTTCTGCGATCTTGAGTTCTAGGCGATCGACACGATCTCCCGCCTTGATTGCGTGGGTAATAGCATCCTCGGCCCTGCGCCAGGTGAAGCCACCCCATCCCAGGACAGCACTAAGCATTATACCGAATAGATACTCAGGCACGGTAATCGTAGATCACAATCTAGTGTACCTGTCGTGGATGACATGTTTGAGTTGTGTTCACTGCGAACAGGATTCAACTCGCGCATGAAAACGCAAGCGCCGAACGAGACCACAATGCCTGCAGCAAACGACATAATTGCATACGACACGAGTGCCCGACGGGCCTGATTCCTGTAAATGCAGGCAGTGCTTGAATCAGAGGGGTGTTCCATCTTTGTTTTGCTGATTGGGCTCGTACCCTTTGCCAGTGAGTCCTGTAACAGGTGCTTCTATCGAAGTTTCGACCTCTTTAGCGGGGGTTGATGCGTTCACGTCAGCGTCAATGTTGACGCCATCGATATAACGTGGTCCAGTGGTGTAGGTGATCTCCATGCCTTAGAGTTCCGTGAGAATTACAAAGAAGCCTCAATTTCCTTGCAGGCAGCAAAGATCTCGGCCTTGCGGTCATTATTAGGAAGGTCGACCCCGTGGTCGAGGGCCCAGTTAAGCAGCTCGGCCTTGGTCATACTGTCGAGGTCATCCTCTTCGGCCATGGGCTCGGTCAGGGACTCGATGCTGTCGTAGGGCTCAGCGCCTACTTCGTTGACGATCTCAGGCAGGCGCTCGATGGGCTTAGCGGCTACAGCCTTCTCACCCTCTTCGATATAGCCAGCAGCCTTAAGCTCACGGGCCTGGATAGTATAGTATGCAGCACGACGCTCGTCACCCTTGACGAACCAGGTCGGCAGCTTGTCAAGATGTGGCATGGCGAAAGTCCTTGTTTACTTCATAGTATTCCAGGGCATGAAAAAGGGCCCTCCGAAGAGAACCCCGTGCCTGGTGTGCTGGATAAGACTACTTGGCGGGGCCGTCAACCAGCTCGTAGAACACGCCGCCTGCAACAGCAGCGGAACCGGTGTTAGCGTTAGCAGCGTAGACCACGTTGTTGTCGCCGTCGAGCAGGGCTCCACGGATGTGGGCGATACCCACGCCGTTGGCATCGAGGTCAGTAGCGCCGAACACGACGTCCTTGCCGCCGATGTTCACGGTCACGTCGCCATCGCCAGTGATGGTAGCGCCGATCACGATTACGCGGATGGTCTTAGCGTGCTTCAGGGTCACCGCAGCAGCGGTGTCAGAGGTGGTGATTTCCAGCCCGGCGTCCAGGTTAAATCCTTCGCGGGGGAAAATGCCTGTTGAGCGTTGCGCCATTTTGAAACTCCTAGATGTGTAGAGGTGTAGGAATGTAGAGACCTGACCAGAGCGAGGTCGCTACACAGTAGTATGCCTAAATGGGCGGTTAAGGAATCGCTGCCGCGAGATCGCTTATCAGTGTGGTGACACGAGTATCGAGCAGGGCGAGGTCTAGTGATTCGCCGATGGAGTAGAAGGCGATGCGGGCATTGGAATAGTTTGCAGTACTTATGCCATTGCGATCCTCTGCAAATACGGCAGTGCTTGACGTGACGCCAGTGTAAGCAGCCTGAGTAAATGAACCTGAATTTGGCGATACACGCCAGTCAAAACTTCCGGCGAGATTTGCACGGTTTTGCCCGGCAAAAGCCCCTAATCCTGACGAAGGGAATGTGTTGGAACCGTTCATAAAGCCTATGTTCGAAGAAAACTGAAAGCCTATCTTACATCCCTGGCTTCCGTTATCTACTACGCATCCAATGAGCGTCCGCCCTGGCTGAAAGCCACTTGTTCTATAGACAGCTTGATGACTATTGGAAGCGGCTGTGACTAGATTTGCGTCCAAATGCTTCGTGCTCCCATCACCAACTAACCCCGTCTTCCTGTCGTAATCCCCAGCCACGAAGTTAAAGTTAGTCGGCGCTGGCATCGTGCTCACAAGCGGCACCAATGCACCAGGCAGCGTCTGAGCGCCTTTAAGGATGCAAGCTGCATTTAGCGCGTTGAAGGTGCCATCAGCCTTGCAGCCGACGAAGAATTCGTTATACGCATCTTGCACGCCGACTTCCAATCCACTGGTGTTGCCTGCTGCTACGTCAGCAGCGATCACTCGATTGATGAAGTCCTGCGCATCAGGGTCATAGGCTGCCGCCGCTGCGAACTGATACGGATTGATGTAGATGATGCTCATGGCTGCAACGTATAAACGGAATCCAGGTGATACGTCGCCATCAGCGCAGCCAGCTCGGTTAGGTTGTCATCAGTGAGCGCCACTTGTCCCAGCAGTAGCCAGATTGCGTCTTGCATGGTTTCAGTCTTGACGCGGCCAGCCATTGCATCTTGAATAGTAGAGACGAACACGGCAAGCGCTCGCGCAAGTTCAGCGGTTGCAGTCACCTGAAGCACGGTTTGGTAGGTTGCTGAATCCAGCAGCGCCGCATAGAAACCCACGTAATCCGGTGTCGGTGGTGCGGGCGCCGGCAGCTCGATCAGCTCCCAACCGTGGCGCCATTCCAACGCATCGAGATCAACGGTCAGTCGTTGCCGTACCGCAAAACCCTCAGGGGCATCTGGCTGAGCTTCCTTCACGATACGCAACACTAAATAGCGCGGGTCGAGATTCACCACGGGCTCATCATCAGCCCTCGGGTAGCTGAGGATCTTCTGGTCGATCGAGTCCCAGAGTGCGAGTGTATTCATGGCATCAGCTCCGGGTGACGTACAGGTAGACCTTCAAGCCAGCACCTGCGGTGCCGCTGCCCACCTGGTCGATGTCGATCGTGATCTCGGCGTCATCCGCCAGGGCTGAATCTGAGATCACTGGAGGGATCGCCGCTGTCTCGCTTGTTTTTTCTCCGTCATCAATGCTCAGCTTTGTGCTCAACACCGACGTTCCAACTTCATTGATGTCAACGATCAGGTCGCTGCCCACTGGCGCAGTAGTCACTATTGCTTTCACTGCAGTAAGCGTGCCCGCAACTGGCATCCTGAACGTTACTTTTGCCGTGCCAGTCGTTAGGTCTGTAGTCTCATCGCTGCAAGTAATAATGTAGATGTCCTCAGGAGCTTCTACAGCGCCTTCCAGCGCCTGCAGAGCCTGCTTGATGCTCTGGTCGTCAGGAATGGTGGTCCCGGTAAAGCTGCCCAGGTCAGTGTCATTTAAGGCGACACCAGTAAGCGCTGTAAGCTCGTTGGGAACGTCGTTTGTACGACCAGCACCAATGACAAGGATACGCCCCGAAGAAACGTCAGAGCGGGTCACAAGGCCTACCTTCTGAACCTTCTCCGTATTAGCCGTAGGTCGCACATTGGTAAGCTGCCCTGCGGTGCTGCTAAGGTAAAGCGCATCGCCAGCCCCGAAAGAAGAGGTGTTCAGCCCCTCCAGAACACCACTGATGAGAACTCGACCAGCGGAGCCGTTTGTAATGGTGTTAGCAGTCAATCCAATCGCAGGGAAAGTGTCAGCACCGTTCGAGTCAGCTTCACTGATCTCAGGATTGCCAGAACCCGCTGTTCCAGATACATAAACGGGGGTACCTTTCGAGATGTCCGCTCCACTATTGTTTTGAACCTCTACATAAACAGGAGGGCTTGCAGGTACAAAGTTTGCTCCATCCCAAGTAAGAGCCTCGCCTTCTTGAGGGGCATTCGTAGAAGTATCTACGTCGTTAAGCTGCCCAACAGAAGACGATGAAATATCTGCAGGAGGAGAATCAACCCACTGAGTATCGTAATCTGCGCCGGAATTCTTTGCAAGAATTTGACCAGTTGTACCACCAGTTGGAACGCCTTGGCCATCCGCTCCATCTGCACCAGCAGGACCAGTGGCTCCATCCGCTCCATCTGCACCAGCAGGACCAGTAGGACCAGCTGGGCCATCTGCACCAGTAGGACCCTGGGGACCAGTAGGACCAGCAGGACCAGTAGGACCAGTAGGACCAGTAGCCCCATCAGCACCGGCAGGACCCTGGGGACCAGCAGGACCAGTCGGACCAGCGGGACCAATGGCCCCATCTGCACCGTCTGCACCTGCTGGTCCCTGGGGACCGGCTAAAGTACCAAGAGAAGACCAGGCGGAGCCATCCCAGACGTAAAAATTGTTGTCAGCTTCGACCAAGTAAACGTCGCCCTGAGTAGCCCCGCCAGGCAGGTCGCCAACAGTCGCAACAGTTCCCTTGACTTCAAAAGCATTGTTTTGAGTAACACCGACAAGGTCGAAATTACCAGTAAAAGGATTAAAGGCGTATGACATCAGGAAGCACTCCGAACAACGGCAGAGACATTACCCGCGACATAGGTAACGGTAAGAACAGCAACAACAGAGCCTTTGAGTAAATATGTAATGACCTGGTCGCCGTCACTGGGAGTTGCAGACGGCACGAAAGTAATGTTGTCATGAGCGGGGATATTTAGCCCGCGCGTCGCCAAAGTAGTGCTCATGACGCCCTCCTGCGGCATCGTTAGTTACTTTAGTATGCCTACTACTTCTTCTTCTTTTTCCTCTTCTTACTGGGGCGCACGTACACCGCCTCTAGCGGGCCAACCGCCACCACCCACTCCTCAGGACGTGGGTCATTTGCGTCAAGGACAAGCCTCAGAATTGTACCCGATACAACAACCTGCCGCATCGTATTGCCATTGATCACACCAGAGACGGTACCGTTGGCGTCTCATCGGATGTTTCGACGGTTTGTTGATGGGTGACAAGCCTCGAGGTATCCGTTACCTCTGCCTGGTAGCCACTTTACTTCGACCAGAATAGCAGGATAGGTCGAAAGCAGTCTAGCCTCCGCCTTGTCCCACGAGATCAGGCTGTCTACTTTTAGTTGTTTCATGTGCTAGGATGCCAAGGCATTAAAAAAGGACCCCGAAGGGTCCCAAGAAGTCAGGCGCTCATGAATTTATCGATCGCGTCTCGACTGGAATCTAAATCCTCTTCGTCCCAGCCGTGAAGAACAAACTTTCCGACAGGTAGGATTGCGGAATCATCTTGTTCGGCGGCAAGTTCCCAAGCTTCGTTTGCAGGTACACCTAGCGCAAGAAAGTTACCATCAAACAAGGTAGTCTCACCATCCCAAACGGTGGTATGCTTGTCACTGCTGACGAGCCTCCATTCGTGCTTGGGCTCGGTCTTCATCGCTACAGCCAGGTTGATCTGAGCGGTCCAATGGCAAGCACTGTGACAGACATAATCCCAAAAGGCTGGCTTGCGTCCACGAATACCCGAACCAATACCCCAACGCCAATTGCATGAGTCGTAATGACTGGGAAGTACATCAAGGTTGAAATCTGAATACTCGTAATCAATTCCTAGATCTGCGGCACGGCCACAAGCATAACTTTCCATCTCATTATAGATTAAGCGCTTTAGTTCTGGCCGACGATAAGATGGGCCTATTTTTCGCCAGTTCTTTTGCATCGGGTAGTAATTGACTTTTGAGGCGATCGAAATAGTCATGGTATTCAAGAGTTGAGCAAGGTGATTGGAAATTACTTAGTGCCGCCAGGAGCATACTCGTAGCGCATGCCGATTTCGCGCTTGTAGGCAACAGCGGCCACGGC